TGGAGAAGCCAATCCAAATACCATTAGACAATATATTTTAACACAAGGTTAGAATTGCTTTTGTCAAATTCATCACAGAAGCTAAAGACTTCTGTGTTTTCTTTTACGAGAAATATAAAACTCACAGAACAGGTTTTATCAATTGGCCTCCATAGTAACCGAAAGGCCCGCATTTCGCAATTTATCTTTCATATCAGAAATTGTCTCATAGTCTCCATATTTGACATCACATCTACCATTAAAATGGACTATATGCGCACATTGACTCGCCTGCTCATATTCATGTTCGCAGACTTTCATAAGACATGTGATTACCCAGTCAAAACTATTATAATCATCATTTTCTAAAATCAATACGTAAGGTTTTGATAAAATCTCATCTACCTTAGACTCTACTTGCTCTTTAGTTGAACTCATATTATTTCTTTTATTTTGGTTAGCTCTTTATTGTTTAATATTATATATCTTATATTTTTTTTAATTAGGTAGTCTTCTTTTATTTTATCTCGATAAACTTGTTCATCATATCCTTTTTTACCATGCCAGTGATTTATCGGAACGTAATGCTGCAATACATGTGTTTCGATAACGTGTACAAAGTTACTTTTTTTCTGATATTCTTCAAAGCTTTTCTTGTTTTTTCCCGAACAGAATGCACAATATCTCTTTATATGGTTATTCAACTTCATACTTATAATGTTTCCGCATTTCTTGTGCAATATCTTCACATTATGCGAACCGCTATTTGGTTCTTCTAAAATAGTGAACTCCTTATTATGTATAATATCGCTTTCAAGTTGCCACTCATCTAGTGTTTTTCTTCTCGACATTTATTTGATATCAGCTTTTCGATCCAAACCATCCGGTCGAATTAGGTTTCGCCCTGTTAATATATTGCCTTCTAGCCTTCAAAACCTGGCCATAGTCCAATCCTTCGACGAAATCTATTTGCTTAAGACATTCGTTTACATATGACATGAATTCTTTGTCGCTGAATTTGTTTCCCCATTCCTCGACCATTTCTTTGAATTCCGGCTTTGAGAATATAGTAGTAGAGTTGACTATAGTCATGACGGTATCGTCATGTCCCACGTCCGCGGCATATCTTACGTTGCCAGCATTGGTTATATGCTTGACGAAGGTAGTTATCTCTCTTATATTGTCCTCATTGGTCACGAAGAAGCTCTTTCCATACATAAGATCCTGATAGTCTTTAACCATGAGATTCTTGTTGTCGCCGACTTTGAGCCCTATCTTTTCCTCGGACGCGTCTATTCTATGCTTATATCTGACGAAAACGGAAGATCCATAGTTGTTGTTTCCATCAAAGACATGAGGCATTTCCGCGAGAAGAGTGTTTCCATAGTTGTTGAGCTCGAGCACTATCTTGACATTTTCAGGATTTAGATATTCGAAAACGATCATATAGAGAAGCTCGGCGAGCTGCTTGACAGAAATGAAATTGTTCCTATATATTCCTATCTGCTCGAGCCTGAAGAAATCAACGATCGATTTGTATTTATGCTTCTGAGACTCTATCACTTCCATCGGCTTTTCAGAAACTCTGAATATGTTTATTATAGAATAATCCTGTCCCAGCCCTTCCGATATATCGACAGAGATGACATATCTGTACTCTTTTCTCCTTACAGGAACGAAAGCGTCTTCCTCGTCTATCCATTTAAGATCCTCATACGAAAACTTAAGCTTGGAATCGAATTCGAATATCTCTTCATATACATAGTTCTTCTTCGATTTTAAAAGCTCGTCTATGATCGACTCCGAAAGTAGCGATTTGCTGGAGTTTATGAATCTCAGGCCATATTCCTGGTTGAAAGCATCCTCGCCGCCTATGTCTTTGACCGCCTCGTCTTTCCATGTAGTTACTTCGGCCACCGCCATTATAGACGTATGGTGGCCTTTCGAATCTATGAAGGAAAACTCTCTAACGTCTTCGCTGGTGCATCTGTCGTTGTTGAACACATGGATGACGTCTTTCTGCTGATCCATATTGAACTCTATCTTGGTCTTGGTTATGGATGCGAATCTCTCGTTTATAGAAGCGAATATTTCGTCTTTGGTAACTCCATGCTGGTATAGCTTGTGAGGATTCAGCCTTATATAGCTGACAAACCTTCCCGGAACCTGATACCAGTATACTCTCAGAGGCTTGTAGTTATTCTTGAGCGGATCTCCGTCCGGCCTTTCCGCGTCAGTTAGCAGCCTGTGGAACAGGTTCATTCCGTTAGGAGTAGAGGTTATGATGATCTTCGAGTTCTGAACCGCGGAAACCGTAGGAAAGGCCGCGGTATAGTATGGCTCGATGATGTTCGAAGGAATGTGCGCGAACTCATCGAGATAGAGAACGTCGATGGTAAAACCGATGGCAGGCGTCTTGGACCGAGCAGAAGTCTTTATCCTGCAGCCGTTCTCGAAAGTAAGAGATTTCTGGTTCCAGGTCTTGACGCCTGGCTTTAGGAAAAAAGGAAGAAGGGTGTATATCGACTTGACCTTGTCGACGATCTCTATCGCGGTGTCTCCTTTGTTGGCCACGATCATGCAGTTCTTGTCGTTGTTGAACAATATCGTATGCAGTATGAATATCGCAGAGGAAACCGTATTATGAGATAAAATACCATTTGTATAAAAACGATGATTGGGATGATCAACACTCATATCAAACATAGAGGACTTACCATAACTTCTACCCACTTTAGAAATCATCTGAATACCAGATTCGGTCTGAATATAATCACCGGGTCTTAGGTCTCTAACAAAGACTTCTTCGAAAGACTCATCAAAGAGTATATGGTTATCTGCACAAAACAAAGAGTAATCGGAAGTCTCAACTAAATAATGATCATATGGTTGTGTAATGTGAATTTCGGTAACGGGTTTATAACCAGTATCTGTCTTAACTCTCATACCCATCAATGATATGGAATTCATTATCTTCTTAGATATATCATCCTGATCTAGTAGATGGTGACGATACTCATAAGACTCAATAAGACTTATGATAAATCTTAATAATATTAATAGTTTATTTGTAAAAAATCTAAGCACTTATGAATTTTTCATTTTTAAAATTTTATTAACAACGTTTAATACAGTATAGTGTTTATTTTCATTATATTCATTTTCTGTTATATGAATAATCGAATATCCCGAATCTATTATATTTTGATTTCGTCTCTCTTCTCTTAATTTATTTTCAGGAGTATCCCTATGATAATAAGTACCATCAAATTCCAATATCAAGTTCAAACTAGGTATAAAAAAATCTGGTAATATATACGAATTATTTAATTTCAATCGAAATTCATAATTATTGGGAGTATCGTGTATTTGATTATTTTTGTCCAATTTTGCAAAATAAACTTTATCACAAAATCCAACATTTATTAATTCTTTATAAACAGATATAAATAGTTCTTGACTAATTTTACTATAGTTAACTCTTTTATAATTACTTAGCCATTTTCGTTGACGTTCACACCATCTATTATAACCCTCTTCTATACCATATTTCGCAATACATTTATCCAACGTAAAAGTACGTTGCCTATCACTCAACATTTGCTTTGCCACCTCTTCAGTAAAACCACGATTCAGATAATATCGTAAAGTTGTATCGGAAATTCTATCCTTTATAGACTCTTTGACGAATTTACTTATATGTTCTTCTTTATTATCAATCGTCTCATATGCAGTAAATGACTTAGAAAAAGGACTCCTACTCTTTCTCTGTTCATTAGTGGCATTGGAAGTATGATTTGGATTCTTATCACCAACAAACATTTCCGAAAACATCTTCCTATACTTATCTTCCTTCATATGTTTACCGGAATTTTTACTAGTCTTTTCTTTATCAGATAAAGCAGTTATGGGTGCGCCAGGAAATAACCTTTTATACTCATCAGTAGACATATTATTGTGCGAATGTTTTAGATGCCTACCATAAATTCTTTTACATTGTTCACCGCATATTCTACAAGTTACCGTCTCACTATCATTTATCACCATAAATATTTTTGATATATATAAAATTTTTTTATGGCTTCCTTACAGATTGGGAAGCGTTTTCTAAATAGAATAAAATGTCATATAGCTTTATTTTGATTTTCTCTAAAATGGTCAACTTACGAATACCGGATAACATATAATAATAAAGACTTCCGACACGCATCTCTACGCGAACACCATCAATCTCAATATCACATAAAGTATTGTGAAAAAAACACTTTCCAACCTGCCGGCTCGCCATTAGTATGTTGAACCTGTTGTTGACGAAGTTGTCGAGTATCTCTTTCTGGTAGTCTCTCAGAAGTATAGATCCGACAGATCCGTCCTCTCTTTTCGTCTTGCAGTATTTTTCCGTGAAATAGTGTATGTCGAGAGCACATCTAACATATTCGTTCTGCTCGTCCGCGGACATCCTGAAAGATACGCCGGCCCTCCGTATGCCTACTTCGCTTTTGAGCCATGGGTTCTGGTATCTCTTGACGACTACTCCATCGTTTATCTTGTCGGTCGCCTCTTCTACTATCCGACTGGTGAAGACCATCTGTCTTTCTCCGTCGTTTGGTTTCTCGGCCATTCAGTGCGCTTATTTTAAAGTATATATAAAGTCGAAAAAGTGGAAAAAATACATTTTTTTGAAATTATATATACTATATGGGAAGAAAATCAGGAATCAGCAAAGTAAAGGCCGGATTCTCTATAGACATAGAGACCTACCGTCAGTTCGAAAGATACTGCGAGGAGAATTCGATAAACAAATCGAAGCTTATAGACAAGATACTTAAAGGATTCTTGAAGAAAGAATCCTCTAAAAACAATATAGCACAAGATGTCTAAATCAGATAAGGAAAAGAACAGGATACAGGACGAATTCGACATGATACAGTCAGAAAGCGGCGACTTCGACTTCTCGAAGCACCTAGCTAAGCCAGAAGATCTTCCAGACTTGGGCGAAATAGAGATATACGACTACGATTCCGACCTGACGGTCGCGAGCCAGCAGGCGATGGACGTTCTAGAGCCGCTGGTAGACCTATATCTAGGAGACGTCCCTAAGCTGAAAGAGCACCCTTACATAAAGAGCAAGATGAAAGAGGACGCGATGGTATACGCGGAAGCCATATTCCTGGCGAAAATGACGAGAAAGAACCTTCTCACTCAGATGAGGCAGGTGGACAACGGAGACAATTCGGCGAGAATGCACGAAGTGGTCAACCAAACCGTCGGCCAGATAAGAGAAAACTCCAAATTCCTTTCGGGACAGAAGACAGAACTGGAAAAATTCTACAAGACTCTAAGAAGAGACTTAGGATACAACGAAATAGAGCACGAGCAGCCGACAATCGAAGAGCAATCGGGAACAGGAAAGCCAGATGGGGAAATAACGGACAACAGAAGGCTGAACGACATGATAAAGCAGGCGATGATGAACAGAGACCAAGGAAAATCCTAGCGATTCTTCCAAGAAAAGGCCTCGAAAGTCATTATCTGAGATACCGCCTGTATAGGAATCTTTTTTAAGACCAGTCGATTGGCCATGTTTGAGGTAACAAAAACCGAGTTCAAAACAGGCCTATTCTCTCTTATTATGGACTTTATCTCCGACTTTATAGAATCTTGCGTGTTTCCCAAAAACACCTTCAGAAATCCGTTTATTCCAGATGCCATAGATATGGATCTAGAATCGTCGTCATAGTAGAAAACCTCGGAATATCTAGCAAGTTCCTTTTCGGAGAATAGATCGCCGTCAGTCTTCTTTCCTACAAGATGCTGCAGAACGAGGCGAATCTTTTTGTGAGATATGGCGTCGTCGTCTCTTTCGTAGAAAGTCTCTGATATAAAATAGTATTTCTTGACGAATACACCGATATCCTCCAGCATGGATTCGATCTTGGACAATATCTTCTCATAGTTTTGCTTAGTGTTCTTCGAGCATATGAAATATATGTCATCCTGAGAATTCTTCAAATTGGCGAATACGTCAGAGGCGATGCCGAAATTGAGAGATTCTATTATATCAGGATCCATATATTCTCTCATCGAAAACGCGAGATTGGAAACATCCGATTTGAGACGCTTGCACCTTATCTTCAGATCACCCATCATTTCCTCAGACACCCAGTATTCTTTTCCGGCAAAGACTATGCGATTGCCATGCGATCTGTATATTCCCTTCTTTATAAGATTGAAGTCGGATTCGGAGATTTTCATCACCGGAAACTTAGGGCTCTTCCTATCTACTATCCAAACTCTGGCGTCAGAAGACAATACCGAGTCTATATCAAAAAAATGCGCTCTCATCTATCTGTAGTTGGTTATTCTATATCTTATAGGATGTGGAGTTCCATCCAGCCTGCTGCCTTCGTACTGCCTTGTGTTCCATGTAACGCCGCCGCTGAGCTCGGTGTCGAAGCTGCGACATTTTGGACACTGTAGAGGCGCGTCTTCATGCGAATCTTTGGATTCCAAAGAAGGAACATAGTCGAAAGTGGCCTTACACCAAGGGTTGCTGCATATCCTGTCCATATATTTTCTCTTGTTTGTTTATATATGAACTACACAACGACTAAAGATCGCCGTGTTTCCGGGCTAAAATGGCCCTTCTTTTTAAACGCTTCGTAGCTTGTGTCTTATGTTAGACTGCCAAGTTTTGGCTAGCTAATCAGTTCTTATTTTTGCTCCACGTCTGTAATCGACTGTCCCTGCCGATATAAGGTTTTAAACTTATAATTTATATATTAAATATTATTTGTCTATTTTTAAACTTTTAAACTTTTTTTACTGAAATAATTTCAAATTCATCACAGAAGCTAAAGACTTCTGTGTTTTCTTTTACGAGAAATATAAAAAAGCCGGCTTTGCCGGCTTTTTTTATTATGATCGGCTATCTAGCCATTCCTTTTCCTAAAGCAAAATCGTACATTATTGGCAAATTGAGATGCGTCGCGTAGCTGTCTCTGATTTCTCTGAGACTTTTGGTCCTTTTGACTATATTGTATATCAGCATTCCAAACTCTTCTTGAAATTCAAGATAGCAGTCGCACCAAGGCCTGCAATAGTTTTCGAGAGTCCTCCACTCATATGGCCCGCCGGTGAGCCAGAAAAGAGACTTCTCAGGAGTGATGTTCTCAGGATTCGAATTCAAGCACTGAAGATCGAGATTCCATATTTCATCTTCCCAGTCTACTTTCCTCATAAGCATCGCCACCGCCTCGGCCACGTCGCAAGTGAGATCGTCTCCTATTTCGAAGAAATATGCATTATCCTCTTTAGCAATTTTCACTATGCCTCTTTCGTAGACATAGGTCGCATCAGCAGGCTTCAAATCCAGTTTTCTCCTTTTCATAATCATTAGTTATTTTTTATAGCTACAACCTAATCCCGTCAATCCATGTTCCATCGAAGACGCCGCTTTCAAAGATGCCGCCTTTCCAAACTCCATGGAAAGAGCCGCTTCTGAATATGCCATACTGCCAGCTACCAGAATAAAAGCTACCGCTATGCCATATAAGCGTTTCTTTCTTTATCTCGATATTGGCGTTTTCGATTTCGGAGTCGATAAGCCAATAGAATTTGTTGGCCTTTAGTATCCGGGAGATTTCCGCTTCGCCGACGAAGGTCTTTCCTTCATACCTAAGCTCTTCGTATCTCATAAGAATTTTTTTTGTTTTAATATATATTAATAGGAAAATAGATATAATTTTCAAGAAGCCGATATAATCGAGTTTTTCAAGGGAGATAGAATATTTTTTTTAAATAAAAAAAGCCCTCCTAAAAAGAGGGCTTGTTTTCATACTACGAACCGGTGACTATATGGAATTCTGGCTATCCAAAAAGTTTCTTTCTTCTTCCGTCATAGAATCTTTTCCATATTTGAATATCTTTTCCAAAATCGAATCCACGTCCATATGCCTTTCCGGCTTTGGCGGCTCATATACTGGCATAGAAGACAGATCCGGAATGAAAGAACTGAAAAATCTTACAGTATCATGATCCTTTATATTCCATTTGTTTTCGGGAGACAGCGTAAATGCTATGCCGACTCCTTCCAATGTCCACCAAACCTTGGCATAAGAATCTTTCTTCAGCCTAACAACGACATCGTACGAAAGCTTTCTAGAAGCGCAGAATTCCGCGACTTCCGATTCAGTTAGCTTGCTAAGATCTACGCATATAATGTATTTCATTTTTCTATGTTTTGTCTTACAAGTATAAGGAAAATTCGCAAAACCACCAAAAAATGAAGATAGAGACATAATATATATAGGAAAACATATTTTTTAGGATGAAATATCTCAACAGAAGAGAGGAGTTCATGAAAAGCTACTCCAGAATAGTCACCGAAAAGGAAAGATACGAACCGAAAGAAGCGATCGTTTCGATAAACGAAGACAGCGGACCATTCGCGAACGACATAGGCTGGGGCGACTCGCTATTGGGAAGGCTGATAAACTCGACTATAAGGAAAGCAAAGATAGGAATAAACCTAACAAGGATGAAAGCGGTAGAAAGCAGGCTCAAAGAAGCCATGGACGACCTCTTGCTGACATCCGGAATAGCAGAGCTGGATCCAGAAGAAAAGAGCGAATACGCCAAATGCCTGATAGCAACATATCTGAAGATGCTGGAAGAAGGAGTGGAGAAGGGAGAGCCTATGCAAAATCTTCTAAACCTGACAGACGCGGCGATAGAAGCCGTAGAAAGACAAGAGATACTGGAAGGAAAAGAAGAGCTGCTCAGACAGCTGAGAGAATGGAAGAAATATCTAGAGCAATTCAAGGAAGAGGAATCTCAATCTAAAAAAGAAACCAGTGAAGGAGAAAAGACGCCCGACAAGACTTCGATATATCTGAAGAACTTTTCGAACATATTCAAAATGATGCTTATATATCAAGGAATAGAAAAAGAAAAGGGCGAATACTACAGGATGCAAGGCATCAAAAAAGGCCAGGTGGGAACGTCAGGAACAGCAGGAACAGCAGCAACCGCAACAGCAGCACCAGCAGCAACCGGAACATCAGGAACATCAGGAACGTCTGTATCCGGCCCGGAAGACGCAGATTCGAACGCAGGAGAGAAAGAAGCACAAAACGTCAAAGACGCACAAAACGAGTCGATACTACTGAGATACGAAGGGTTTTTGAAGAAAGAATCCATCGCGGGATCAGCAGGAAAGATAGCAGGAAAGATATGGAAATTCTTCAACGGAGAAAAAGACGGGAAAAATATTAGTCCAGAAGAGCTAAAGAAGCAGCAAGACGAAGAGACTGCCAATCTTTGGAAAGCGATGAATCCGCTATACAGACTATTCACTCAAAGCCCGGGAGTCCTCTCCAAAGACGGACCGCTAGGGGTTGCGGCGAAGAATCCAGAATCGCTCAGAGGCGACGACTACAACAAATACAAAAGCAATATAGACAAGATATACGACTTCGTAAGATCCGCAAACGGAATAAACGAAGACGTCCACGAATTCCTAGGACAGCACGAAAAGATAGGAAAGGCTATAGCCGGAATATACGAAGTCACCAAGTCAAAGCCTGACGGATCATTCAAGCAATATCCAGGATCGGTAGGAGACATATGGGACGAGCTCACCGAAGCTATAGCGAATTTCAACGAAACCATGGAGCCGGTCATGACGCTAAAGAGCAAATGGAACGTAGGTGACACTATCAAATACAAAAGCGAGAACACGGGAGAAGAGATAGAAAAGGAAATAGTAAGGATAGAAGGGAAGAAGCTCGTGCTCAAAAACAAAAAAGGAGAGGAATACACCAAATTCATGTCCGAAGTCGAAAAAGTCGACAAACATGAGGATGCCGAAAAGGATACGAATCAGGAAATCGCGAAAGAATCGAGGATTCTAAAATATAGTAGATTCGCAGGCATTTTCGAGGCAGATGAATCAGAGGATGTGCCTGCCGAGGAAGCACCAGCCGCGGAAGAGGCTTCGCCAGCTACGGAAACGCCGACCGAAGATAAAGACGGACAGGTTACACCATGGAAGAACCCAAACAGCATAACCAAAGTAAAGGACTGGTGGGGAAAGAATATGGACCTGAAGAAATGGATGATGGAAAAGACCGAAGTCGAAAAGGTAAGGATAAACATAGAAAAGAAGATGGCCGCGAGCAAGGACTCTGTAGTTATACAAGGAATGGATCCTGTTCTAGAAATAGTCAAGGTGTTCAACAGAGCATACAAGCTACACACCACGCAGGTCATACCGACAGGGAGATCGGGCGGAAAAGTTTCCAACAAGACATTCATGGAATATCACTGCTTCGGAACAGGAACGCCTGCCAACGCGGGAGAACAGGGCGGACCATACAGGAACATAGCCATATTCAACCAATGGGAAGACTGCGTCAACGACGTGCTGAAAGACAAGAGATACCAGAAGATATTCAATGTAGGAACCAGACTCAAAGTAGGAGACCAATACATAGAAAAGGCAGGAATGAACCTAAGGAAATTCATGACAGACCTGCTCGACGGAGAGGAGCTCTATAGAAGCGGAGGAAAAGACGGACAGGGAGCGCAAGCGAAGTTCCTGGACAAATACTTTGGATACAAAGCCGATCCAGAAGGAAAAGACACTTTCTGGAACACAAGCGACCGAGACGAAATGTACGACAATGCAGGAAAGATAAAGTCACCAAAAGTGATGCTGCTAGAGGGAAGCACCGCAGTGAAATACGAAAACCCAGAAGACCTGAAAGGATCATTCTTCATAGGACAGATATCGAAAGGCGGCGACAGCGACAAGCATTGGTATTTCTACATACAAGACATAAAAGATGGATGGGCGTATCTGAGCATGGCCCGGACAGGACATTTCATGAAAGAATACCTGAAAGCGGCGAAAGGAACGAATCCCGACCTCAATTCGACAGGAGGAGGATTCAAATTCAAGGACGAGAAGAAAAACGATTCTGGAATATACAGGATATACGCGACCAAAGTAAGAATAGATCAGCTACTATCTAAAGATGGGACGTTGAAGATGCAATCGTTCGATCTTGGATACATAAAGAAGAAGGACAAAGAAGAAGGAGGATTTAGCTCAACAAAGACCAGCGTAGACAACAGCTCTACAAACGAGGATTACGAGGTTCCAGATACAAAGACCAAATATAGCGTCAACCGATTCTGGCATGTAGTCGACGAGGAAAATAAAAGGCTGAAGGCGCCTTTGGCCAAGCTAGGAAGCGCAATGAAAGAACCCGGAGGATACAGAGAAATCGCTAGAGCCGTAGAGAAATACGGAGTAAAAATGGAAAGGACATAATGAGGCATATTTTGAGATTCAAGCAATTCGAGTCGCTGGAAGTATCCCCTACGGACGATCCGGAAGACAAAGCGGCGAAAGAGCAGGTAAATGACATAGAGAAGCACCTGAAGGAATACTCGACGATAAAGTCCGAGATAGACCAGGCATTCGCGAACATAAAAGGAAACGAGGAGCTAAACGACAAGATCGAGGAGATATCCGGAAAGCACAAAGGAAACCCGCTGATAGACGAATACATAAGAGTCGCGGCGCTGCAGAAGAAAGTTTTGGCGACGCAGGAGGAGCTTGCCAAATACACAGACGACATCTTCAACGCGTCAGAAGAGCTGAAAGAGCTGTCTAGGTCAAAAGCAGACAGCGCGTCCATAGCCGAGAAGACTAAGACTATAGCAAACATGAAGAAGGCCTACGCGGCCAAAAATTCCGAAATCGCGTCGTTTAGGAAGCAAGCAGCCGAAGCGGAAAAGAACATGAAGAAGAAAATGGCGGAGCTGAAGAAAGATTCTACCGACAATATGTCGTCCGTTATGGAAAAATAGAAAAATACCGCTTTTTACATTTTATATATATCGTAAGATAAAAAATTAAAACAAAAATATGGCAATTCAAATTGGAAAATACAAAAGACCAGGTATCTTCTTAGAAGAATATGATAACTCGGTTATCACCACGCCAGTCATCGAAGGGCTCACCAACCTAGTGCTGGGAGTATCCAAGAAAGGACCAGTGAACACTCCTATCAGGATAACCAACACGACTGACCTCGAGGCGATATTCGGTCAATTGGACAGAGGCCTCGAAAGAAAGGGCTCTTTCTTTCACAGGACGGTTTCTAAAATGCTCGAGACCGCTCCGGTTTTCGCTATTAACCTATTGATCACTGACGACAATCTCGACGTTATAGAATACAAGTCGCTCTCTACCTCTTCGGACTATATAAACGACGTGGAAAGAGAAGGGCCGTATAGGAGATTCTTCGACACGACAGGATTCTGGAAGAGAGATACCGAATCTTTCATAAACCTGACGAAGAGCAACATCGGATATTCCGAAAGAGCGCTGAGCCTGACAAACCTGTCAGACAAATACGTAACCGCGTTCATATTCAAATCGGCGGTGCAAGGATTCGACAGATCGCTCATAGAGTGGTACGGATCGGCGGACAAAATGCCGTCCTATCTGAACGCGAACGACTTCGCGTCAGACTATATGGTAGACGTATTGGTAGTGGGCGGAGACTGGTCAAACTACAGAGACCTGGCGGTAGATTCAAGATGGAGTGCCTATTTCAACAGCAATGGTCTTAGAAAAGACCAAGTGAGGAACTTTGCGAACGACAGGAATGTTTCGCTTCTATCTTACTACGAAGGACTTTCTCTCATACCATACTTCAGAGACAGCAACGGAAGGAACATCTTCATCGAGACAGTCATAAACAGAGACACAGACAGAACGGGCCTTTTCTGCGCTTTCAACTCCGACCTAGTAGAGACCGACTTCTTCAACGGAAGGCTAGACCTCATAGGACACACTATAGCGGGCAAGAACGAGACAGACATCGAATTCCTCTCGTACCAAGAAAAGATTTCGGAAAAAATAGAGATCAACGCGGTTCCGCTCGATCTTCCAGGAAACGTTACGGCTCTCTTAGGAGGAACAGGATCGATTTATCCGTCTCTATGGTCTTACGACTCTACAGGAAACATGCACGCCTTCGAATATCCTAAGACTTCGGGATTTGTTGCAAACGGAAACAACAGGACATCATACTTCGCGGAAGGATACGTATACAACCTATACAAAGAGACTCCATCGGTGGCGACATCGTCCATATCGGTAGACTATATGTTCGAGAATACAGACGTCGAGGCTTTCTGCGTAATAGGAGACAAGAAGGTAGCTATAACGAAGACGGCTACTCTTACAATAAACGCCTCGAACTATGTATATAGCTCGGTGGCCGCAACATATTCTTCGGCATTCGTCGTAGACACGACAGGAACGATAAAAGTCGTAAACAGCACCAACGCGAACAATCCGTCGGTCGCAAGCGCGGACATCGTATTGGGATATGTCAAATTCAGAGTACAAGAACAGCAGATAATAGGAGCGGACTTCACAGAAGTTAACGTAGACGCGGACGGATTCGTAAACTACATATTCGGAACAGCATCAGGATCAGACTACTACGTAGAAGATTTAGGATCAGGATCGATAAAGATATCCTTCGTCGACACAGACTCGTCTCCAAGCGTGAAGAACTACAAGCAGTATAGAAGGATGAGGATGTTCAACAGGCTAGTAGACCTAATCGACAGCCCGAACAGAGGAAAGATGGCAATGCTGATAAACTCGACTTCTCAAGAGAAGAGAAGCCTTTCCGGAATGTCAATAACAAACATAGTAACATCTTCCACCCAAGACAAGTCATTCGTGCTGAACACGGGACTCACATCGTCAGAGATAGAGGACGTGATAAAAGGATTCTTGGTTCTGTACACGACAGACAACGAGTTCATAATAGGAAGCAAAGGAGTGAAGACCCAAAACGAAGTAGCATATTCTGAAGAAGGATACGGAGTAGTGGGCAAATACGCGAAGTTCTATACAAGATACTTCGACGGAGTCATAAACACAGGAGACTTCTTCTATGGAAACAGAATACCTTCTTCCGTATTGGAAGCGCAGAACGCGGCTCCTTATGTCTCAGGAAAAGACAAGATAGCAGACGTATACTTCTTCGACGGAGAAAGCGAGCCGGCGGTATTCGGACTCACGGCGGGACTGAATGTAGGACCTACTTCCTCGGCTGCAGGATACGACTACATAGCGTTCAACATGCCAGATTCTACAGATCCAGGACTCAGCGTATACGACATAATATCCATCGAAGGCGCGGTTTCCAACTCAGGAACGTTCACGATAATATCAGACAACCTAGCATCTACTATAGGAACAGCAGGATTGTGGAACTACGTATACAAAGTGAATGAGGAAACGGTGTATGAAAGAGTTCAGAACGTAAGCATAATTAACGACTTCAATAAAAAGCACTATCTGAAGATGTATGTCGACACCGACAACCTTCTGAACGTGTTCTTCATGGACGAGACGTTCACAGGCTTCGAAGAGGTGGATACAAACACTTCCGGAAATTTCAACGTGATATCCGCGATAACCAACTACAAGCAAACATTAGAGATAGAAGAGTCTACAGGATACGCAGAAGCACCTAACAAAGTTCTCGTGAAAGGATCGAGATACACAGAGGTGAAAGTAGGCGACTTCCTAGAGGCAGAGTACGACGAAGCTTCACTGAAGACAGGAGAATATCCTAGAAAGCTCACA